CACAAACTTCAAAGAAATCCTCCCCCAAAGGAGTAAGACATCCAAAATATTTTTTAATTTTCAGTTTCTTTGGTTCGTTTAGACTCTCTGTTTGTATAGAAAGAAATTTATAATATTCAGTTTCTTTAAAAGGCTTATAAACAGAATCGTCCACCAGAGAGGTATTGGTTATTATTTTTATTATTCCTAATCGGCTAAGAGAGGAAATAGAAGAGCAAGCCTGTTCGATACTAATTTCCGGAACTGAAGGGATATAAACATTTGAAATAAGGGTATTGAAACTATTGTTGCTGTAATCTTCTAAAATATAATCAACTAATGGAAAGCTATCTCTAGGATCAAGGCTTTTTAAAATTTTAGCATCCAAAGGACTCATTTGTTTAATAATTTCTGCAAACGATGGATGAACAGCTTGAGTGTATCTGTCATCCATAGACTTAGATATTAAATTTACAAATAGTTTGCGGAGATCTTCTGATTCAATACAGTATTTGGAGTTTTCAAGAGCTTGGGCGGTTGTCTGAATGTTTGGTTCAGTAAGGTTCTCTTCGGGAATAGCTGCGATTGATTGGGATAACTCTTGACCATACAGTTCAAGGTCATGAGCGTATTTCATGCGACGCTTATCAGCAGCTTGAGTGATTCCGCCAAAAACCAAAAACCATAAATCGGAAAATGTTTGACCTATTCCTTGAGTTGGTTTATCGGTGAGATTTTTAACGGCGTTATCAATAGAATCTGGTAACTCAGGAAATTTGATAAGGGAAGGATCTTTATCAGACATAGTTATTACCTTCTTTCTTATGTACTAGGCATGGCAGTGCCTGTAATACCAGAATAGGAGAGCAAAGAGGAAAAGTCAATAGCTGTCAGACCAGAATGAGACAAATAAGCAACCATGATAAAAGAAAAGAGGTGAGGAAGTAAATGAGTGAACTAGGCTTAGTATACGTAAAAGAAGTGCCAATGGTTAAAGTTAAACTAGTGGCAAAAGAAATTAATATAAAAGGAGCTCCTATGCAGATAGTAATCCAGTATTGGACAAAAGACGGAAAACTTGTCGCAAGCGGGGAGGTAAATAAATTTGATGAACCTAAAATGAATAATGTAGCATCTCATAACTCATCAGCATCTGTACAGGGGAAAAAAGCAATTGACTGCGCAGTTCGCCATATCAGTGCATTATTCCATCAATGCGCAGAACACAGAGAAGCAGACTTTGGAGAAGTGTGCAGTCAATGTCAGTATATGCCGGAATGCAATTGCGATTTCCTTAATACATTAGAGCCTTTGCTTCGACATACAACAGAAGACTTCATTCTTGCAGTGAAGAAAGAGCCGAACGATAGATAGGGCAGATATCGCCAGTACGAACAGCGTTTGATAATGGGCAATCTGAACAGGCGTTAAACAATCCCTTCTTATAATGTTTGCTCATACTGCGACCTATGGTAACGGGCAAATATTCAACAATTATGTCTCTGTTTTCATTGAAACAGTCGCAGTATCCAGAAATACTTCGATTCAAACAGTATTCCTCCTTTCTGTATGTACTCGGGCATCCCCAAATACCCTGTACATACAGAATAAAGGGAACAAACAGAATAGTCAAACAGAGTCGTTCGACAATCTGATTAAAAGAATCTAAAGCAATTATAAATAAAAATGAAAGCGAGGTGGCACATAATGAAAAAAGGAAATATTACAGAAGAAAAGATAAAGAAACGTTGGGCACAGATGGAAGAAATGAATATGATCTTCAACCAGAGTGATGCATGGACACAGGGATACCTTAGAGGATGCATGGCTACTGCAGCGGCTATGGCGGATCAGGAGAAGAGAGCAGGATAAAAGAAAGAGGTGAGAAATAGATGCCACAAATTAGAACAATAGCAGGAAAGTACATGGGAGACAAAGAAGCTCAAAAGATTGCAAAGAAGGCAGTAACTACAATCCTGTCTGCACTTCCAGAAGAATTACAGACAGGAGATGTAGTTAGTTACATCTTAGATGAAGCAAAAGAAATTACTAAGGGCGCAAAAATAAAGTTATAGGGAAGAGATGTAAGCGTCTTGTAATGTCTCTGAAATGATAGTCAACTCCTTGTTTTTTGAAGTGTTGTGATTTACAAAATCACCAATCCTTGAATTGAGTTTGACAGAAATATCATCTTCATATCTATGAAGACCAGAACGATATACGATATGAAAGTTGATCTGATCTGTCTTTTCAAGGATTTTGCCTAGTTCAATAAAACATTTATTTGACTGCTGCGGCATAAAAGTGCTGTTTTCAATGTTGCCGAATGGATGATAATTTGGGACATCAGTAACGCTTTTTAAATCAAAATCATATGAAAAGGATTCAATAAAAGCGCTGCTTTGGCCAAAATTCTTAACAACAAGATAGCAGGTTACATCTCGAATGTAAGTACTGGCTAAATAAACACCTATATAGGGACGCGTAGAATTTTCAATCATTTCAGAGTTTTGCTTTAGTGTTTTTATAGAGATCACTATTGCAACAATTGAGCAGATTAAAGAAACAATAATGCCCAAAATCTCGATGTAATCAGACGCAGTAAGTTGGGACAAAAAAGTCAAAGGGTTCATAAAAATCACCTCCTTACTGTATATACTCGGGTATGCCAGTACCCTGTAATACAAGCATAGGAGAATCATAAAGAAAAGTCAATGAAAGCTGTTCGACAATGTGCTTAAAACTTTGCAAAGCAATTCTAAAGAAAGAATAACCAGAGACAACCATATTACATAGCATACAAGAGAGAGGTGATGAAATGACAGAAATCAAACTGGTAACAAGAAACATCCGTATTAATGGAATTCATCATAAAGCCAGCGATATGCCAGAGGAAGAGATTAAGAATCTGATCAGACAGAAAACAGATGAACTTCTGCTCAATATGAACTATGAAAGAAAAGCCGCCGGTTAAGGCGGAAACAGGAGGACAAGCATAAATGAAATCAATTAAAGAAATTAATAAAGAAATCTCAGGAAAATGCTTTAATCTGCGCGACCTGGACAAATATATGGTAGAAGCTGGATACCATTCCATTCTGCCGGATGCAGATCTGGAGACAATCGCGGAAGACGAAGCTGTTGTTTATCTTGGAAAAGAGAAAGAAGCAGAAGTAATCATTAATCTGCTGGTCACGCGCAGAAGTCCGATGCCGGAAGCGTTCCGTATGGTCGTTATCCCTGAGGGAATCAATGAGCTTGACAATTAATCCAGAAAAACGAAGGGAGGTGAGAACCGTGGAACGCAATATGATCATATCCCTAATCGCCGGATACATAACTGCTCTGCTCCCGATCTGGAGCTGGGACAGCAGAGCGGAACTGTTCATTGCAGCAATCGCACTCAGCATTGTCTGCATGATAGTTTTAACCGGCCTGCAGGAGAAAATAAAAAGAGCCCTCACATCCGACAATGTGAAAGGCCCAAAAAGAATTTCTTATCAATAAAAAGTATAAGAAAAAAACACTGAAAAAGTCAAGGAGGAAATGAGATGTTAAGACAGGATTTTAATGGGTACAAAGAATTTGTAGACAAGATAATGAATACAAGCGGAGAGGAAAATCTCAAAGTATGCGTTGAACGCGTTCAGATGTGGGCTGACAAATTTATGGATATTATAAATCCTCTTCCAGGGGGGGATGTAGCAATTGTAATTACAGCATTGGAAACTATTGCAAGAACACTTCGCAAAGATAGTATGGAAGCGAATTTTCTTGCTGATATGTTGGAAATAAAAATCGGTGCGGAATGCAAAACAACAACAGTAAAAGGCGATGAGAACACGACTGAAGCTGCTGTAAGAGCATACGCAGAAACTTTAAAGAAAAAATAAAAAGCCCATGCACGGGAATGCATGAGCCTGGCTTTCGCCACATGAGATAATTGCGATACAACAAGTATAACACTCATGCGGCAGAAAGTCAACTATCCGGCAGGGGAATACCTGCTATATTTTTAACCTTTTTTCAGGGGCAGACAAGCCTCTTGAGAACTTGATTAAGGGTATTAGACTTACGACACCGAGGTGAGATATGAAGTGCGGATACATAAGGGATACATGGGACTGCGGGGACACCCTGGAAGTAGAAGAAAAGCATACGGGAAGGTATGGAGCTGCAGGACAGAAGAGAGAACAGAGGAAGGAACCCACCCCAGAAGACATTATGAGACAAAACCAGTGGAAGCGGGTGAGAGATCTTCGAAGATTGATTAAGTGGAACTTCACAACAGGAGACAGTTGGATTACTCTGACATACCGGAAAGATGAGAGACCGAGCTGGGGAGAGATGATAAAACACATGCAGAAATTTATCAGACAGCTCCAGACCAGATATCGAAAATATGGCTGGACTCTCAAATACATCTGGAGACCGCAAATCGGAAAGAAGGGAGCCATCCACATCCATATCCTCATAAGTGCCATGTCAAATGCCGAAACCAGAACAGAGAAGATAGTCAAAGACCTCTGGACTCATGGAAACCCGAACATGAAAGTAGTATACGACCTGAAAAATGGAGATCTGGCCGAATACATAGCCACGCCACTGCAGGAGTGGGAACCGGAAGAAGCAAAGAGTTTCCACCCTTCCAGGAATCTGATCAGAAAAGAGCCTGCGAGGGAAACAGTAAGAAGACGAAGCCTGATAGATAAACAGGGCAGAATCAGAGAGATAAAACCAAAGAAGGGATACTACGTAGATCCTAATTCCATTGAACAGGGCATAAATCCAGTAACCGGTTATGCGTACCGTCGGTATACCCTGGTAAAAATACAAAGAGGGGAGATGAAAACGTGAAGGTAGATATTTACATCGAAACCAGTAGCACTTATCAAGGAATTGCAGACCGAAAGTGCTCTTACGTCCTCTCAGTATCGATACGAAACGAAGAACGAACCCGTGAAGGATTCGGACATTTCGAAGGAACCTGGCATCAGGCAGTCCTGATTACGCTTGCGGAAGCTCTGGAACGCATGACTGCACCCTGCGAGATCTGCGTACACACGAGGGATGCATATGTCTGCAGCCGGATTACGAAGTTGGAAGATCTGGCTGGATCCGGCTGGAAAGACAGTAAAGGAGAGCTGATAAAGAACGCGGAAGAATGGCAGCGTGTATACTCGGCCACTCATGCTCTTCCGGATACACATAAGCTGATAGGAAGATCTGAGAAACACAGTTATTCCGGGTGGCTGCAGGAGGAGATGGAAAAGAGAAAAGATGAATGCAGAAGAACTATGGGGCAAAGGCTGGAGTCTCCGGCCGGAACAGGACCCACGAACAATGAAAGAACTGGGTACCATTACTAAAAGTGGTATCAAATTCACATATTATCGAGATGAAGAAGGAGGAATATGGTTTGACGATGAACCAGTCACAGGAAAACCCGAATGGATGCTCAGGGCAGAAAGAGAACGAAGACGAAGGCATAAGCTTCATCCTTGAGGAATTAGGAACATACATCTGCGACAAAATCTGTCTGCGTGACACAAGACTGACACAGGAAGAACAGGATCAGCATTGTGCTGGTTGCAGACTGAAAAACTACATTGACCGAATCGGTCAGGAATATGACAGAATCAATACTTTCGGCAAAACATCAGCTTATCAGATCATGAAAAAGTACAGAAATATTGTGCTCTGTGAAGAATGCATCTACAGAAGCCATGAAGCATCAATGAATATAGATCGCTGCAGGTTAAGTAATGCATTGAGCGGATTCTTGGGAAATGGAGATGGATGCAGTTCAGGAAAGAGAAAAGAATAAAAAGGAGAAACCATATGAGAACAATTGCAGTTATTAATTTAAAAGGCGGAGTAGCTAAAACAATCACATCAAATAGCATTGCATGTATCCTTGCAAATCAGGGATATAGAACGCTCCTGATTGATAATGATAAGCAGGGCGACGCATCAAGAGGATTGAACCGACGTACCCCGGACGGAGAGGGTATTGACAGAATTATGACGACACGACATCCAGAGGACTGGATGAACAAACTCATTAAAAAAACGGATTTTGAGAACTTAGACATCCTCCCGGCAAATATGCGTCTGCTTACAGCAAATCAGACCGTCATGCTGGACCAGACACGTCCGCAGCAGTATCGCATCAAGAACGCGCTCGAATGCGTCAAGGATCAGTATGACTTTTGTATCATTGATAACGCACCAGACATCAATATATCGACGATTAATGCGCTGACAGCGTGCAATGATGTATTGATCCCTGTTGAGATTGATGATAACACCGGGGAGGGCTTGCCGGAACTTGTTAATCAGATCTATCACACACAAGAGGACCTGAACGAAGACCTTGAAAAATACTGGGTCTTCATCACGAAGTACGACAAAAGAAACGAAGCGCAGCGTCAGGGATTAGAAGTGATCCAGGCAGCAGGATATCCGATGTTAAAAACACGTATCAGATATTCTAGGAAAGTATCTGAGTGTACATATGCACGAGTTCCGATTCCAAAGTACTCTCCGAGATCTTTGGCAGCAAAAGACTATGAGGACCTTGTGGACGAGTACATTGCAGAGTTGAACGCATCAGGAGGTGAGGAGTAATGGCTTTTAACCTTGCTGACATGGTCGCGAAACGCCCGAAACAGATACAGGAAGAAAATTCTACTGACACGGTATACAGAGATGTGTTCAAACTGATCCCGTCGAAAGAGAATTTTTACGGGGTTAAGCCGGATAGATTGCGAGGGCTGAAAAATTCTATTCAACTATTCGGAGTAATGCAGGACGTTCTGATTGAAGAGAGAGACGGAGAAGATTACATCATTTCCGGACACTGCCGCACAATGTGCTGCAGAATGCTGGTAGAAGAGGGACACGAAGAATTTCGGAAGATTAACTGTAAATACACAAAAGTTAAAGACAATGCTCAGAAAAGCCTGATGGAAATTGAAGAGAGCACCCTTGACGGTTCGGGAATAAGAGAAAATGACGACGCAATATCAAAATTACTTGAGCGTTTAGCGGTTATCCAGGCAAACCGATTCAGAGACAAATCGGACTGGGAGAAGATGCGAGAAGCTCTGGACACCGAAGAAATCATAAAAGAACTGAAAAACCTTGCAGGATTAAAAGGTCAGACAAGGGATATTGTGAGAGAAACAATTGATGTATCGAACGCTCAGTTTGGCCGTTACAAGAATATTATTAATCATCTGTCTGAAGACCTGATGGCAGAATTTGAAGATGGGGGTATAAATATTTCCGTAGCAAACGCTGCTGCTTCTCTGGATCCAGACTACCAGAAACAGGCTTACGAGATATTCATGAAAAACAAGATCCTGACACTTCCCGATCTTCAGCTCCTGAAAGAACAACAGGAAGCAGAAAAAGGTATTCCAGGACAAATGACAATAGAGCAGGCAACAGGGCAGTTAAGACCACCAGAAAATGATAAGCCGGTAGGAGTAGGACTTCAGGTAGAAAGATTTTTTGAGTCATTAAATAAAGGCGAAAAGCAAAGAATCCTTAACCGTGATGTAGGAATGGCTGCATACTTAATCAGCATGCGGCACAGAGAAGCCCGGATCAGAAACGGATACTTTAATTTCCAGGCAGACAAAGAAGGAATCACATTTAATCCTGGTTCTGATCAGGAATGCACAGATAGCTGGAAAGGACTTGTGCAGAACCTTATAGAAAGATTTGCAAAAAAACAGAAGCCAGTAAAAATGGTATCGATAGATGCCCCGGAGAAGCCGGCAAAGAAAGAAATGAATGCTGGAAAGTGCATTCACCGAGAAGGATTCAACTGTACTCTCGAAGAAGCGCAGAAGGTGGCAGCAGGAAACGGGGAAGACTGCAACGGAAAATGTTGCTGGAACTGCGATAAGCATGGTACATGCGGATATGAATGCAATGCATCAGCTCATCACCCCGAAGAGCAGATTGGCCAGGAAGCCAGTCAGAATGAACAGGAAGGCATTCAACCTCAGGAATCGGAAGAAGAGAGAGGATATTTAGATTATGCGGCAAATCACCTTGTCCTTGCTTGGCACGAATGGTTCAAAGAAAATTACCAGAGTAGAGTTGCTGACACAGAAGAGAGTATCACAGAAATTCAAAGCAAGATAGAGAACCAAGAAGAAAAGACAGTTCATTTCGTAACCTTAAAAGGTACAGCAAGACTGAATTTCTATGACGATTGCGTCGTAATCCGCGATGAAAGAGACAAATATGCCGGAGATTTCGAATATGCTCAACTGGTTACTGCTATTCAGAGAGAGTGGCAGAAGATAGAAACAGAAGAGGAGAGCTGCCAATCGGCAGCAGAAACACCGGACAAAAAGCAGCAGGAAAACCATTACGGTGAGACTACCGAGATGGTAAAACATCTGAGAAATACAGATAAAATTCCAGATGCATGGCCGGAAGAACTGAAAGATATCCCGATTCCAACAATGATTACCATCAATGACATCCTAGAAGATGCAGAAAAAGATCTGAAAGACTATCTCGAAATTGCAGATGAGAGAATGCCAGCAAGAACAATCCTTCAGCATCAGCTCATTGCTGGTGGTTTAAGACTTATTAAGAGCCTCGTAAAGGACTGCCAGGAAGAACCAGAACAGCCAGAACTGCCGGTTATGAGAAATAATGATCAGCGCAAGGAATGGCTAAGAAACTATAAGAGTTGGGGACTCTGGTACACAGACAATCATACAGGAGTCAGCTATTATAAATACGATTTCGAAAATGGAGCACGTCTGATTGTAGAAGAATATCCACCGGATCCAGTTCGAAAAACACAGTGGTACATACCAGAAGAAAGCTACTACATGCACCTTGTAGGAGGTCCAGAACCGAACAGAAAAAACGGAATTCTAAAATGGAGTTACCGTTCCAGATACGATAAGCATCAGAACAGCGAGACAGAACTTGTCGAATTCTTGAAAGAAATACAAAAATGACCGAATCGGTCACTAAATAAGGGTGCTCTAAAATTCACATAAACACTCCTGCTCTGTATGAGCCTGTCAGATTACAGAGCAGGAAGAAAGGAAACAGGATGGAAAAGAACTGTAAAACATGTATTTACAATGACTGCGGTTTATGTAATCTGAAAGGAATCCTCATAGAAGACGATGATTCCTGTAAAAATCACAAGGAGCAGCAGGAGTGGAAAGATAGAATGTTAAACACTTTCCTGGCAGGACACTAATATGGACCAGGAAGGATTATTATTCCCTAAGACTCAGGAAAAGAAAAAAAGAAAGAAACATCCACCCAGTATCATCCCCGGAGATAATCCGAAGATCTGCTATGTATGTGGATGTCGAAACAACATAGAAGTACATCACATATTCTTCGGACCGGCATTAAGAACCATATCCGAAGATAAAGGATTAAAAGTCCATCTCTGCATGGAATGCCATCGTACAGGATCAAGAGCAGTACATAAATGTAAAGAAGTAAACCTGTATTTCAAAAGAATTGCCCAGAGAGCTTTTGAGAACCAGAAAGGCAGCAGGGAGGACTTCATAAAACTCATAGGCAAGAATTATCTGTAAGGAGGAACAAAAATGCTGATTAGAAGTAAGAGCGAGGTAAGTTTAGTAAATATCGAAACTGGATTATTAACTATACAAGATGGAGATACGATTGTATTTCATAGCAATAACTGGAAGGACGTGATTTTAGGAAGATATTCTACAATGGAAAAAACTCTTAAGGTGATGGATATGATCCAAGAAGCTTATGATATTTGCGAAAGATGCAAAATCACAGGGGATCTCTGGGGTTTTGGGACATTCCGGATGCCGGATGATGATGAGGTGAAAGAAAATGTATAAATGTTGCGCAAGCGAAGATGGTATATGCAGAAACGCTATTTTGTTCGGGACGAAATGCGATGGATATAAAGAAAGATGCAGATTAAGACCGACATACGATAATCTTGAACGAGCAGTCAAAAACTATCAGCATTCTATCAGAAAAATATTTGGAGTGGAGGAATAATCATGGATGTAACAGAAAAAGCAAGAACCTGTAAACACAGTACCGGCAGAGTAGAGATCTTCGCAGTATATGTAAAACCCACCTGCCCGCACATGAGTCTGATCAGAGGTAAAGCGGTATCTTCTAAAACACGCTGCAGAGAATGCACAACCTGGAAGAAAGCAAAGAGGTGATTCTGTGAATAAGAGACAGAGAAAGAAATTATACCTGAAGAAGACAGGAAAGAACCCACCATCCGGAATTGCCTTAAGAGGCGAATCTTACAACAAAGCAGTCGGACTTTCGAACAAAACCAGAAGACCATATTTTAAACCGGAAATTATTTTTGCACCAAAGGAAAATCCAATACATAAAAGAGAATGTATTTTGACATTTCCGGATCCAAGAGGATTAGTGGAAGCATTTAAGCGAATAAGTGAAGGATTAAGCCGAAAAAGACATGAATATTTCCTGTATGTGCCGAAAGAAACATCTGATTACGAAAAGAATACAGAAAACGTAGTAAGCTTAACCGGGATCCTGACCAAGAGACGGAAAGCGAGGGGAAAATGAAGTATCTGTACGAAATTAAAGATACAGAAGCAAATGAGCTTCTGACACCTGTAGCAGTAACAGCAGTAGAAGCCGGAATGCTTCTGGGAAGCTCACCAACCACAATTGTTAATGCCTACAGAGGGAATCATCTGGTAAAACGTCGTTATATGATACAGCAGATAGATGTAGTAATCGCAAAAAAAGATTCCATCTGGCACGACTGGGATTTATGTACGAACTGGCTATTGAGAATATGCAAAGGAGGCAGAGAAAATTCCAATAATTCCAACTGACACAGAAGCGAAGGGATATGCAAGAGCACAGAAGGATATGCTCATGAACGCAATCAAATGCGAGGTGCCGTATAAATATATCCGAGAGATGGCATCCGGAAACAAAGAATCAGAACTGGAATCCAAGAAAGAAGACATTCCGGCAGCAGTAGATCTGGACATTACAGATGAGCTGGCGACTATGGCATTAAGAACATTACAGCAATATATCCACAATATCCACAATGACTGTGGAAAATGTATCTGTGCGAAAGAAGATAACGGAAGATGCTGGATCGGCGGATGCCCAGATGAACTAGAAAATGACCGAATCGGTCAGGAAGGAGAACCAGATGAATTACGCAAAGAGTAATATTCCGTTAATGAGACCGGGAGATATAAGAAGGACACTTAAAAGAACATTCAAGATCAAGCCAGGACGACAAATTGAATTAAAGAAAAGAATAAGAGACGACGATGGCTGTACCAAGATAGAACATCATACTGCTACGGTTATCAAACTTTATCCTTACATAGTACAATTGCAACTGGAGACAGGACAATATATGTCACCTGGATATTCAACATTGTATTTAATGCTCCACGGAGCTGAATAGGAGAGTATACAGAAAATGAGGAAACGTTTAAGACATTGGCTCTTTGAAGCCAGAGGAAAGAAATGCAGATGCTGTTGTTTATTCTGCCACTACTGGCACATATGCCAAAAAGATGCATAAAAAGAAGGAGGCCGGGAACTAACAATAGCTCCCGGCTAAAAGTATGAAAAAGAAAAAAGTTTTATTTGCAATTACTCTTTGCTCTGTACAGGTAATAATATACCCAGAAAATGTGAGCAATATGTGATACAGATTTGAAGAATTTGTGAAAGGGGAGCGATACCGATGGAAACGACAGAGATTACAATTCAGGAAGAAAATGAACAGAAGAAAGAATACTTGAAATCCTACCGGCGGGCAATAAAGAGAGAGCAGGACATCCTGGATGAGATCCAGAGGCTGAGACTGGATAAAATGTTTCCATCGGTGGTCAATGATGGAATGCCACACGGCAGCAGTCATTCAGATCTGTCGGATTATGCAGCTATTCTGGATGAACAGATAGAGCTTCTGAAAGAGGAACGTCTGGAAAAGGTCAGATGTTACCAGAAGATTGAAAGACAGATCGGCCAGATGGAGAATGAGGATGAGCAGGAAGTGCTGAGACTGAGATACATACTTGGAATGAAATGGGAGGAAGTAGCTGTGAAAATGGGCTATAGCTGGAAACAGACACATAGGATCCATTCGTCCGCACTCAAAAATTTCAAGATGACATAGAATGACACACAACATCTGTGATATTATTATAATGAACTCAGTTGGAAAAAGTTGTCCAGAGTTCTCCTTCCCTTGAATGACTGCCAGTACCCACCTGGCAGATCACCAGAACATCTCACCGAGAGGGAGTGAGCATGAGCCATGGAGCCGCAGGTTTGAATCCTGGTGTTCTGCTTTTCTTATAGAGAAATTCAACCACATGCATTTTTTAAAACGTCCTGTAGAAATATGGGACGTTTTGCAGTATTATAAAAGAAAATGCAAGTGGGAGGAACAAATGAATATTTTTAAATTATTTAATGAAGTTATTCAGTGGTGTGATGGAAATGTTGGATTTTTAAATGTAATATTATCGATATGCACGTTGACGTTAACTATTACAATTGCGAAAATTCCATATAAAAAGAAAATTGTTGGGTCATTGGATGTTACATTGGAAAAAATAGAGAATGAAACATCCTATAAAAGTATTATAAAAGTATATTTGACTAATGTAGGAAGGGTACCAGTCTATATTAAGAGCGTAGATGTAATAGATTGGAAGGGGAAAAATCTTGGATCTTGTGACATGAATTTAAGATATAGTCAGTGCAAAGAACTCGGTGCTAGTAAAAGCTATTCATGTCAGGGAATATTTAGTGATCCCGTATTTGTTAAACATGCTATAAATTTAAATGGATATGTGAAAATAAGAGTGACGGATATAAGCGGAAAAAAGTATTATATTTCGCGAACTTTTCCAGTGGGATAGTATGATACTTTGCTAGAAAGTGTCAATATTAATCATTGAAATATAGAGATTAAAGGCATACGATAAAATTTTTTATAGGAGGAAATCATGGAAACTATGGAAAACTTTGTAAGAAAATTAGCAGATAAAATTTACGAATGCTATTCAAGAAAAAGGACTATTCCAGTTGTAGCTGCTGAAGTAGGAGTATCAGATAAGGATGTAAGAGAAACATTGAAACAATTTAATTTTTATCATGGAATAGAGAGAAACGATGACAATTTGCTTGCAGGAAAAATGTTGTATCCCATGAATTCACCAAGAAATTTTGAATGTTTGAAAAAGTATTATGGACGCATTGAAATATAAAAGCGAAAAGTAGCTTCTTTAGAGGCTGCTTTTTCTATACTCAAAAACGAAACAAATGAGAGGCGGTGAGGTTCGGCAAGAGCACCTAGCAGTAGCTTGCAACATAAAAATTAAATTTTAAGGACATTTAGCTCAGTGGTTAGAGCAACCGGCTCATAACCGGTCGATCCTGGGTTTGAACCCCAGAATGTCCATGAAAACATAAATATTAATTAACAAGAGAGCTTGGAAACAGGCTCTCTTTTAATATACAAAAATATCGCGGGATAAAGTAACGGAAACTTACAGGTCTCCTAAGCCTGGAACGGTGGTTCGAATCCATCTCCCGCTATCGAACAGGAGGGATGGCATGATATACAAACGATGTGGTAGATGCGGGAGCAGGGTACCGGCAGGGACTACGTGCCCGTGCAGAAAGAATAACATCAGAGAGTACGCAAAGCCAACCGGAATAAAGAAAGAATACCACACACAACGATGGAAGAATCTGAGACAGTTTGTGCTTAACAGGTATGATGGACTGGATATCTATATGCTGTACAAGCATAACAGAATAATAACAGCAGATACGGTACACCATATTGAACTGTCACAAGACAGACCTGATCTGTTCTATTCAGATTCGAATTTGATTCCAGTCTCAAGAGCTGGACATAAAGAGATACATAAACGATATGAGAAAGAGGGAAAGGCGGTAGTGCAGGAGGAATTGAGAGACTTTCAGATGCGTTTCAAGACCACCGGGGGATAGAAAAAAGTTTTGATTGGATCTCCCACGACCACGTATGCCCCTTTCTTTCTGCAAAATTCCCAAAACAATAAAAAAGTTGGCAGGCTAGAGAGGAGGGAGGACAAGGGCAAGACCAATGAAACCGGTCGGTTTGCAGAAAAAGCATCTGACAGTATTAGAAGGGCAGAAAAAAGTAGATGCGGAAGACCAGATAAGAACAGAAAAAAACCAGCTCAAACGTCCCCCGACATGGTTGATAGACGATGTGGCAAAAAAAGAATGGCGAAGGATTGTGAAAGAGTTGGATAAGATAAACATAGTTGGAAACTTGGATCGAAATAATATCGGAGGATACTGCAATGCGTTCGCAAACTATGTAAAAGCGACTGAGATATTAAGTCAGCAGACCTATTATGTTGATCGTGAAACCAGAACAGGAGTGATCGTTGTAAAGAATCCAATGGTTGATATCCAGAAAGGATATGCAGAAGAAATGAGACGCTTCGCTGCTTTGTGCGGACTGACAATTGATTCAAGACTAAAAGCAGGAACAGTGAAAGTAAATAAGCAGCAGGAAGAAATTGAGAATCGGTTTGGTGCTATATGATCCTTGATGAACTTAAACAATACGCTCATGACTGTATATCCGGAAAAAATATCAGCGGCAGAAAGCATATATGGGCCTGCGAAAGACTACTGAAAGATATTGACCGAATCGGTCAATCGGATTTTCCGTACATCTGGAATGAAAAACAGGCGGAGAATATCGTAGAGTGGTTTGCCCTTTTACGACATAGCAAAGGCATTCTGGCAAAACAGCCAATCATATTAACACCCTGGCAAAAATTCAGAATTTGTCAGTTATATGGATGGGTGCATAAAGACACTGGATACAGGAGATTTAAGAAATATTTTACTGAGGTAGCCAGAAAAAATGCGAAATCTCAGGAAGAAGCAGGAATTGCGTTATATGAGGCAGCAGTAACATCCACAAAAAATGCAGAGGTATATGAAATTTATACGGCCGGCACAAAACGTGATCAGTCAAAAATCGTATTTGGAGAAGCTGGTCTGATGTTGCAGGGTTCACCCTTGAGAATGAGATTCAAAGTAACCAGGGACTGCGTAAAACATTTGAAGAGCCACAGCACGATAAAGCCATTGTCGAAAGATGATGGAAAGTCTGGCGATGGTACAAACCCTGCACTTCTCGTCTTGGACGAATATCACCAGCACAAAACAACTGAATTTTACGATTTGGGTATAGGTTCTAACACAAAGGAGCCTCTTTTGATGATCATAACAACGGCTGGCATGGATCTGACATACCCGTGCTATGTAACAGAATATCAGTACTGTTCTAAAGTTCTGGATCCAAACACAGATGTAGAAAACGATGAGTACCTGATTGACATCTGCGAAATGGACCCAGAAGATTATGAAGATATTTCAAATCTGGATAATGAGGAAAACTGGAAGAAAGCAAACCCGATAAGAATGACATATCCGGAAGGTGCCGATAAGATCCGTGGCGAATATAAGATTGCCAGAGAACAGCCGGAACATATGACAGCATTCCTCACAAAATGTCTGGATGTCTGGGTACAGGCAAAAGAAAATGGATATATGGATATGGCCAAGTGGAAGGAATGCGAACTAAAAGAGCTTCCAATCGATATATATGGCCAACCAGTGTATGTAGGATTTGATATGTCAGCAAAAACAGACTTGACTTCAGTAACATTTATGATCCCGTACCTTTCCGGAGAATATGACGGAAATGGAAAAGAAATTGTGAAATATTATTTCTGGACACACAGCTTCATACCTACCAGAGAGAAAATGCATGAACATATCGTAAAAGACAAAGTCCCATATGATGCATGGGAACGCCAGGGATTTCTGGAAGTAACCAACACGCCGATTGTAGACCAGGGGAGGGTTATGAGATATGTAATGGAAGAGTGTGAAAAATACAACTTGAAAATTCAGTGTCTCTGTTTTGATCCAGCTAACGCAAGTAAGCTTATGATGGATCTTTCGGATGAGGGATATGTCGTGGAAGAAGTGTTCCAGAGCCATAAACACTTAAATGAAGCGACACAGGGGTTCAGAGAACAGGTTTTCTGCAAAAATGTGGGATATTTACCAAATCCACTGCTTAATTACGCAATGAGCAACGCAGTGGTCCGCCAGAATAACGGACTGATAAAGATTGATAAAGATGCAACAACAAAACGAATCGACCCGGTAGATGCAACCTTATGTGCTTATAAATTGGCAATGCTTCATCAGTTCGGGGATGATTACGGTGACTATATTGACAGTTTTATCGAGGATATTTTACATGAAAATCACACAGATTATTAAAAGAGCATGGAACAACCTGATAGGTTCTTCTGATGATCTGAGCGATGAAGAAATGCTTGAATGGCTTGGAATTGATACAAATCTGAAAAAGCAGGAAATAAATGAAATTACATACTTTACCTGCTTAAAGATGCTTTCTGAGACGATGGGTAAACTTCCACTCAAATTTTATCAGCAGACAAATCAGGGCAAGATAAGAGCTGAGCCAAATGCTGCGGCCAGGCTTCTGATGAACAGACCAAATAATATTATGACCCCGGCTACGTTCTGGGGTACAGTAGAATACAACTGTGAGCATTATGGTAATGCCTATGTATGGATTCAGACGGTTTTTGAAAAGAAAGGCAAATATGGCGGGGAATACCGGATATTGGGATTCTGGATCATGCAGAGCAATTATGTACAGGTTTTATATGATAACGCAGGAATCTTCGGGAATAACAATGGGGGATTGTATTACCGATACAGTGATCCATTAACTGGAAAGCAATACACCTTTTCGCAAGAAAATGTGCTGCATTTTAAAACATGGTGCACAATTAATGGAATCCTTGGGAAACCGGTGCGGCAAATTCTAAAGGATTCGCTCTCGGGCGCAATAGAATCACAGAACTATTTGAACAAGCTGTACGAAAGCGGTCTGACAGCATCAGCAGTCTTACAATACACAGGTGATCTGGACAAAGGAAAACGACTGGCTCTGCAGAAAGAATACAACAGTCTTTTGACAGGAGCGAAGAACGCAAAGAAAGTGGTCGCCGTTCCGGTTGGAATGACATTGCAGCCATTAAATATCACTTTGGCAGACGCCCAATACGCCGAATTAAAGAAATATTCCGCATTGCAGATAGCTGCAGCTTTTGGAATTAAGCCTAATCAGCTAAATAATTACGACAAATCTAGCTATTCCAATTCAGAAACGCAACAGCTTGCCTTCCTGGTAGACACAATGAGCTATCGCCTGACGCAGTATGAGCAGGAGATTAACTATAAATGTCTGAGCCAGAAGGAAATAGACGCGGGCTATTACTTCAAGTTTAACGAAAAAGCGATTCTCAGAACAGATTCAAAGACGCAGAAGGAAGTTGTGACAGGATATGTGCAGAATGGCTTATACACGATAAATGAAGGCAGGGATGCTTTGGATCTTCCAAAGGTTGAAGGCGGAGATGTCAACATGGTTAATGGAACTTATCAACCAATCACTCATATCGGAGCAGCATATGGAATCAATCAAGGAGGTGAAGGAAATGGAGATTGATGTGAGGGGAGACATTATCGGGAACGACGACAAGTGGATCTATGACTGGATGGAATGGGATTCAACCTGTCCGGATGATGTTAAAAGTGCTCTGCAGACAATGCCAGCAGGTGAAAAGCTTATTGTGAACATTAATTCCGGTGGTGGCTCAGTAATGGCAGGACAGGAGATCTACAGTTTGCTTCATGGAAGACAGGATGTGGAAATTCATATCCAGTCACTTGCTGGAAGTGCGGCAAGCGTGATCGCAATGGCAAATACATGTAAAATGAGTCCTGTAGCAACAATCATGATACACAATGTCTCTATGAGCAGAGCATCTGGCGATTATCATGACATGCAAAAGAACGCAGAGATTCTGAAAACCATGAACAGCGCACTGGCAGAAGCTTATGTCGCAAAAACCGGCAAGACCAAAGATGAGATTCTGAAGATGATGGACAAAGAGACATGGATCACAGCCAGTCAAGCACTGGAGATGGGATTTATTGATGAGGTCGAAGAACTTCAAACACAGATAACTAACAGCATCTACGGAATCCGACTTACAGAAGAAATCCGGCAGCAGGTGACAAAAGAAAAAGAACTGCAGAACAAAAAAGAACAATTAAAGAAGGAGCTTTTAAACGACTTGGACAAATATGGTGTCTGAGTCATTTTTATTTGGAGGTAAACATGAATAAAAAATTACTTGAACTATTAAATCAGATCAATGAAAAGAAAACAATGGTTCAGAACCTTGTTGAGCAGGGAAAACTGGAAGAAGCAAAAGAGGCAAAAAAAGAGCTGACAGAGATGCAGACTCAATTCGACCTGTTAAAAGATGTGTTGGATCCAGAAGGAAACGGAACTGCTGAACCACAGAACGTAACTCCGGTACCAAATAAGAAACCAGAAGATTCCACAAAAGAATTTGCAAACGCAGCCAGAAGAGGCTTCAGAAACGCAACCATGACAGAAGGGTCACCTGCAGATGGCGGGTACACTGTTCCAGAAGACATTCAGACCAGAATCAACGAGTACAGAAGCACCAAATTCTCTCTGTCCAGTTTAGTTGATGTTCAGAGCGTCACAACAAATAAAGGGCAGAGAACCTTTAAAAAACGTGCTCAGCAGACTGGATTTGCAAAAGTGGGTGAGGGAGCAAAGATTACAGCCAAGAACACACCGCAGTTTGAAAGAAAAACATATGAGATTGATAAATACGCCGGATACTTCCCTGTTTCAAATGAGCTCCTGGAAGACTCTGACGCGAACATTACAGCGACACTTACAAACTGGATCGGAGATGAATCCAGAGTAACAAGGAACAAAATCATCCTTGAACAGCTTCAGACAAAAGCGGTGACCGCAATGGCATCAGTTGATGATATCAAGAAAGCGTTAAATGTAACTCTTGGACAGGCGTTCAAGACAACATCCGCTATTGTAACCAACGATGATGGTTTGCAGTGGCTTGACACTTTAAAAGACAACGAAGGAAGATATCTCCTTCAGCCGGATCCGGCCAACCCGATGCAGCTTAGGCTTTGCGCCGGCGCAACTATCGTTCCGGTATATGTGATTCCGAACGCAGACCTTGAGTCAGATACAAAGACTGCAAAGACCAGAAAGATTCCAATGTTCATCGGTGATCTGAAAGAAGCAATCATATTCTGGGACAGAAACCAGATGACATTGATGACGTCAAACATTGCGCAGATCGGAACATTGAATGCATTTGAGGAAGATCTGACTATTTTCCGTGCAATTGAAAGAGAAGACTGTACAGTAAAGGATGACGCAGCGTATGTTTATGGACAGGTTTCCATCACAGACGCAACAGTAGTCGGAGCATGATAAGGCGGTGAGTCTATGAATATCGATGCCGTAAAAGAGTATCTGAGAATTGATGATGATGCCGATGATGTAACCATCGGTGTCATGATTGATGCGGCAAAAGAATACATAAAAGATGCCGTGGGACGCTGTGATGAAGAAAATCCCAAGACAAAACTGTTGTTTTATACACTTATGCAGGATTTTTACGAAAACCGTGTTTTGACTGTAAAAGAATCAGATAAGCCACGGCTTGCTCATACAACTAATTCAATCGTTCTTCAGCTTCAGGCACAGTTACTGCAGGAGGAGAACAATGGTTGACATCGGTAAATTGAACAGGCGGATAACTTTTCTCCGCTTGGAAACCTCAGAGGATGAAATGGGTCAAGACAAATCTGAATGGAAGAAATTTCAGACAGTGTGGGCGACCGTAAAGCCATATAAATCCTCAGAATACAATTTTATGAGCAAATTGAAACCAGAGGTCACACATAGGATTTATATCCGGTTCAGAAAGGATATCACTGCGGACATGAGGATTCAGTATCAGGGACACGCTTATTCTATTGCGGGACCTCCGCTGGATATGGATAATCAGCACAGAATGTTAGAGATTCAGTGTGAGGAGGTGTTCGAAGATGTCAAGTATCAGCTTTGACTTCGACGCTTCTGAATTGATTAAAGCAATGGAAAGTACAGCAAAACAATATCCAGCATCCGCAGAAAAGGTCTTGAAAAAAGAAGCACGAAATATCGCAAAGGATTTGAAAGGAAGAGTGAATTCAGAGGCAGAAGGACACCATTATATTAGTCCCAAAAGTGAAGAAAAGCCCAAGCCATTAGCGCAGAGCTTCCGCCAGGGAAAAGTAATTCGCTCTGGAAGTAAAATAACTGTTGCAGTAACATCTTCAGCTCCGCATTACCATCTTTATGAAGAAGGGCACGCCATGATAACCCATAAAAGCAAAGACAAAACAAAAGGACTGAGGCAGGTTGGAGAAGTCAAGGGCAAGAAGACAGTTGCAAAATATATGGCACAACGCGCGGATCACGCCGAGCTGATCGGACAGGAACTGCTAGATGAAATATTGAGGGAGGCAGGACTTGACACTTAAAGAAATAAAAAAAGCGGTCAATTCCGCTCTGAAAGAAAGATATCCGGATATGAAGATATACGGAGCAGACACCATAGAAGGCTACACACGGCCTTCTTTCTTTGTGTATATAACACAGACGTTTTCTGAATCCACAAAGAACGCATTCCACAAGAACGTTGAAGTGGAGATTGATTTTATTCAAAAACACACAAATGAAGCAGACGGAATGGATTTTTTTGCGGCCATGGAAGAAATGTTCGGGCAGAAGCTGACGATTGGCAGCAGGAGACTGAACACAAGCAACATGGATCTAAACTTTCAGGGCGAAAACGCAAACATTCCAGTCTGCCAGTTTGATGTGGAGTTCTGGGATGTAATTCCAAGAACGGATAGTAGCAAATTGATGGAAGAATTGAAATTATCACAGGAGGTAAAACAAGGGGATTACCAGTAATGAATATTATTTTTACTGCAGCCGCAAGAAACACAATCAGAAGATCTGAACGCGGTGTAGTGGGAATGATTGTAAAAGATGCGAAAGTGCCGGCAACAAATCCGGCTATGATTTACAAAGAAAAAGATATTCCGGAAGAACTGAGCGATGCAAATAAAGAGCAGGTGAAACTTGCCCTGGTTGGGAACGATACAGCACCTGCTAAAATCGTGCTGTATGTTCTTGGTTCCAACGTTGAGAATTACGAAGCGGCGCTGAATTATTTTGCAGTCAAAAAGGTTACCTGGCTGTGCTGTCCGACAGCAAAGACAGACTCGCAGACAGAGACCATTGTGAAATGGGTAAAAGATCAGCGTGATGAGCGAAATAAGGTTAAAGCAGTGCTTCCGGAAACAGAAGCAGATAATGAAGGAATTATAAATTATGCTACAGCCAGCGCAAAAGTTGGTGAGAAAGAGTATACAGCAGAATCCTTCTGTTCAAGAATTGCAGGACTGCTTGCCGGTACATCTAATAAGAGTTCCGCAACATACGCAATTCTAAATGATGTAACGGAGTGCGAGAAAAAGAAGAAAACCGAACTGGATGCAGAAATTGACGCAGGAAAACTGGTCCTTTATTATGATGGCGAAAAAGTAAAAGTGGGACGGGGAGTCAATTCATTACAGACAGTTAGCAAAGGAAAAGGGAACCCGTGGAAAAAAATCCGTGTGGTTGAAAGCATGGACATGATCCACGATGACCTTGTTCTTTTAGCAGAAGACAATTATATCGGGAAATACCCGAATACATATGCAAATAAGTGCCTGCTTATTTCGGCAATTAATTCCTATCTGGCAGAAATGGAGAGAAATGGAATTATTGAGGGTTACACAATTGACCTGGATGTTGATGCAATCAAGGAATATATCATTAAAAACAAGGGCGTAACAAGAGATGAAGCAGAAGCAATGAGCGAGGCAGAAATCAAGAAACAGTATACAGACGAAAAGGTTTTCCTGGCAGCATCCGCTACATTGGTGGACGTAATGGAAGACATTGATCTGAACATCACTGTATAAGGAGGAATGGATAAGGGATAACTACACACCGGACAGAGTCATCAACGGAACATTTGGGGAATGCTGGATTGATAATGACTACATGGCAGAAACAACAGCGTTACAAGCAACAGTGAAACTGGATACAACAGAAGTGGCCAGGACGGGAACTCTGGAGAAAGGGTATAAAGTAACCGGAATCACATGCAGTGGAACATTGAAACTTAACAAGGTGACTTCGTACATGCTCAAAAAAATTGGGGATAACCTGAAAAAAGGAAAAACAACCAGAGCGACGATCATTTCAAACATCGAAGATCCGGAAGCATTCGGAGCAGAACGTGTCCGCCTGGATGACGTTGTATTTACCGAAATCAAACTGGCAGACTGGGAAGCAGAAAAGCTCTTGGAAGAATCTATTCCATTCAACTTCTCAGGATGGGAAGTGCTGGAATCAATAGATGTATAAGGAGATAAAATATGAATTTAATTGAAAAATTACTTTGTGTAGACAAAGAAAAGGCGACGGAAAAAGCAACCAAAAAGATTAAATCAAAAAAATTGGCAAAATTAGTAGGAGAAGATGCCGAGATTACGATCAGAGAACTGTCCGGAAAGAGATACAATACTCTCCAGGCCATGCTTTTTGACAAAAAAGGAAATCGCGATGTAAATGCTACATATGATTTTAATTTAATGTGCTGCGTGCATGGTGTTGTAGACCCGTGCCTGACAGACAAGAATCTAATGGATCATTTTGGAGCTGCTACGCCGAAAGATTTGGCGGCAATTTTATTTGGAATGGAATCCGGAACAATTGCTGCAGAGATCGTAAAGCTTTCAGGGCTCGGAGAAGATGCCGAGGAAGAGGTAAAAAACTCATAAAGGTGGACAGCGAAGCAAGCATAGCTTATGCATTGTTCCGCCTAAAGAAGTGGAAACCCTCAAAATACTACAAAATGGGCGCGGGAGAACGATTAATTACCCGTGCCTTTTTAAAACAGGAACTGCAGGACATTGAGAAAGAGGTGAAGAACAAGGGCAGGTAAGACAGTCGCTGCAGTAGTAAAGCTGATAGATGATTTTAGCAATCCATCAAGGGAAGTAGCAGCACAGGCGCGTGATCTGGAAAAACGGTTTAACAACGTTGCCGATGTATTTGCCCATGCCGGCGAAGCGTTTACTGCAGCCGGTGAAACTCTGACCAAATCGGTCACTGCGCCGTTGGCGGCAGTTGGAACAGCGGCAATCAAATTTTCATCAGATTCGCAGGACGCATTCCAACAGTTTGCGGCAGCAACAGGTACCGCAACAGAAGAAATGGGCAAATACAAGGACATGATCAATAATGTCTATAAAGATAACTTTGGAGAGTCCATCAATGATGTTGCGGAAGCAATGGCAACTGTCAATCAGAACATGTCATATCTGGACGATTCTGCCCTGCAGAGATGCACGGAATACGCCCATACTCTTTCAGACACCTTCGGATATGACGTTGCGGAAAGCACCAGAGCTGCAGATACCCTGATAAAAAATTACGGTGTATCTGCAAGAGAAGCTTTTAACCTGATCACCCAGGGAGCACAGTCAGGAATGGACTATTCCGGGGAAATGATAGACAGCATTAATGAATATTCAGTGCAGTTTAAGAAACTTGGACTGGATGCAGAAGATATGTTTTCCATATTTGCCAATGGCGCTCAGAATGGCGCTTTTAATCTGGATAAAGTCGGAGATGCTGTAAAAGAATTCTCTATAAGAGCAATAGATGGTTCAGATACGACAAAACAGGGATTTGAAGCTCTTGGAATGGATGCAGCGAAAATGGCAGAGAAATTTGGAGCCGGAGGAGATACCGCAAAGGAAGCATTCAATGAAGTGATAAAAGGACTTGCTTCCATGGATGATCCTGTAGCGCAAAGCACAGCCGGTGTTAACTTATTCGGAACTATGTGGGAAGATCTGGGACCACAGGTCATAACCTCAATGTCAACTGCCAGCGACGCAATAGATAAAAACAGGGAATCTGTCGAAGAACTTGTAAATGTAAAATACGATACATTATCAGGAGCTTTGGGAGGACTTTGGAGGACCATACAGGTGGATGTTCTGCAGCCGATCGGAAATCAGTTGATCCCATATGTTACAAAAGGAATTGATGTAATAGGAAAACTGACTGATAAATGGAATGCAATGAGTCCTGCTACGCAGAAAAGTATCGTTAAAATCGCGGGGTTTGCGGCGGCGGTCGGACCGGTTTTAGCAGGAATCGGAACACTCAATAAAGGAATTGGAAAAGCTATTTCGAATGCAGGGGCACTTGCAGGAGCAGTAACGAAAGCAGGAGGAGTGTTCAAAATGCTTGCAAGCCCGGCGAATATTGCTACAGTGGCAATCGTTGCGGTAGCGACAGCAGCACTGCTTATCTATAAAAACTGGGATAAAATCAAACCTGTGATCGATAAAGCGAAAGATGGTCTGGTGAATTTCGGACAGGCAGCCGAAAAATGGATTGGATCAGTCATAGACTGGGCACAGGAAATGTGGAAGAATGTCAAAACGGCTTTTGAAAAATTTGCAGATGCAATCAAACCTGCAATTGATATAGCCGTAGAAGCGTTTAAGGGATGGTATGAGAATGCAGAGACTGTTATCGGGGGCATAAAAGATTTCCTTTCCGGAATTATTACTTTCCTTACAGGCGTTTTCCAGGGAGACTGGGAAAAGGCTTGGAACGGAATCGTAAAGGCAGTTGGAAGCATTTTTGGAACTCTGGAAGCCCTTGTGAAAACGCCGCTTAATGGAGTTATTAATCTCGTAAATAAGGCGATTGGCGCAATCAATAAGATAAGCGTAGATCTTCCCGGTGCTGTAGGAGGCGGACATATCGGATTCGACATACCGACAATCCCGACTCTTGCCGGAGGTACAGATAACTGGCGGGGCGGCATTGTACAGATCAGTGAAAAGGGTGGAGAGATCGTAGATCTTCCATCTGGCAGCAGGGTGTATCCACATGATGAATCTGTACGTATCGCACGACAGGAAGCGAAGAAAAATATATCTGTCACAATTGCCAAACTTGCTGACAGCATTGTAATAAGAGAGGAATCCGATATTGACAAAATAGCTGAAGCGATTGTGAGAAAAATCGAACAGACAAGTGACAACATGCCACAGACAGCATAGGAGGCATCATGGAATATTGGATAAAAAAAGGAGAAGAAGCCATACAGTTGCCTATAAAGCCGGCGTCTTTTCAGGTGTCATTTGAAAACTCCCATCAGACCGTGAATGTACAAACTCGTGGTGATGTAAGCATTCTTGGGAAGAAAGGACTCGAAACGTTTACACTTGAGTCCTTTTTCCCGGCACATGATTATCCTTTTGCGGATTATAAAAAAGATAGAAGCCCATGGGCATATATCACAAAACTCAAGAGCTGGCAGGAATCAGTGGTACAGTTCATAATTACAAAGACAAAAGTGAACACAAAAGTGGTGTTCAAATCCTTTAGTTTTGGAGAAGAGGACGGAACAGGGGATATAAAATATTCGATCACATTGGAAACTTACCGGCCGCCGAAATACACAAAACCTGTAAAGGCTACATTAGAGTTGGAGAAACCGGCAAAAAAGAAGCCGGTTAAAAAGAACAACCGGACGAACGACAAAAAGAAGAAAAAGGTGCATGTTGTACGGGGGAACGATACCCTGTGGGGACTTGCAAAAAAATACTATGGCTCAGGAACGTATTACACAAAAATATATAATGCAAACAAATCGGTCATAGAAAAAGCCGCAAAAAAGCACGGACGTGTAAGCAGTGCACATAATGGTGTAAATGGATGGTGGATATATGACGGGACAAAGCTGGTGATACCATGAAACTGATGTGGAAAGATAAGAATATAACAGGATATACAACTTCTGTAACGTGGACAGGAAGTGCGAAACAGGCGGCCAGATCGGTCGTCTTTAATGTTGCATATAGCCCGAATGACAAAGAAGTTAAAGTTCTTAACATAAAACTGGGAGACAAAATCGTATTTTACCCAGGATACCCGGATGATACAAAAACAAAGTTTGTTGGAATGGTAACCGGCAGAGACAGCAAGTCGGAAGCTGGTGAATTGTCATATACAGCACGGGATGGCATGATGCATCTGCTCAGGACGAGCGGAACCTACAAATTTGTGAATAAAACACCGGAAAAAATAACGTCTCTGGTATGCAAAGATGTGAAAGTAAAAACAGGAAATCTTGCGAAAACTAAAATACCAATCCAGAAAATATTCTTTCAGGAAAGATCATATTATGAAATCATCATGGCGGCATACACCAAAGCTTACAGAAAAAATAAAAAGCAGTATATTGCACAGATGAACAGGGATAAGTTAGAAGTAATTGAAAAAGGAAAGATCATCCCTGATTTTTATATCCGACAGGGAGAGAGGATTACGGATTCTTCTTATTCTGAAAACATTGATAACATGGTAAACCGCGTCTATATCTATAATTCAAGTAACCAGAAGATTGGAAGTATAAGTAATTCCAAGTGGGAGGATAAATTTGGCATTTTTCAGAACGCGATATCTGTAGATTCTGGAAGCGGAACACAAGAAGCAAAAGCAGAGCTGCATGGAGTAGATAAAACAGCAAGCCTGACAATGATCGGTGACTGCCGGTGCGTATCCGGATTAGGCGTGATCATAGAAGACTCCAGGACCGGGCTGAAGGGAAAATTCTGGATAGAGAATGATAGCCATCAATGGAGCGGTGGGATTTATACAACTACATTGGAACTTGCGTTTAAGAATATTATGGACAAGCAGGAGGAAGATGAGGAACAAAATACCGAATCTTCTTCATCTGAAACGGATACAAGTAATGCACTGAATGACGTTTTGAATCAGGCCAGGTCATGGATTGGGATATCTGGAAGTACAAATGAAGCGACGCAATACTTCGGTTGGAACGGAGTAGCATGGTGCTGTATCTTTCAGTGGTCTGTATTTAACAAGTCAGGACATGGGGATCTGTTCATGGGAGGCGGAAAGACCGCAAGCTGCATTAATGTTACACAGTGGTATCAAGCCCGGGGAAAATTTGGGAAAACACCAAAAGTCGGCGCGTTAGTAGTCTATGGACCTGATGGAGGAAGCCACATAGGAATTGTGGAAAGCGTATCCGGATCAGGGATAAATGATTATGTATCAATCGAAGGCAATACCAGTGGCGCGGCCGGAGGACTGGCAGCGAGAAAACAATGTGGAAACAGGCGTGCAGATGTCTATGGATTCTGTTATATAGATTATCCGGCAGTGGTCACGACAGCTACAAATACACCAATAGTAACGGGAACATCCGTATCTATTCCGGATTCTGTACCGCAAACGGGAATCATAAAAGATTATACAAGTTATACGTATTTCTACAGCAGATGGAACAGTAGAAGCATGCAGCGAAAAGTAGCCGATCTGTGGGCTACTAAGGGTAAAACAGGGCGAAATGGAATCGCATCAATAGATAGTTATTACCTGGTTGCTGTGCGGCCTAAGTTTGGATCTGTAGGCGATACGATCTGCGTTGTCTTGGAATCAGGGGCACGTTTTAACTGTATTATTGCAGATGAAAAAGGCGATGACGCAAAAAACGAGTGGGGGCATCCGTATAACGGAAAAATCTCCATTGTAGAATTTGAGGGAATAGGAAGCACAAGCACAAATCTGTGCAGTGCGATAAACCTCGGTCCATGGGCGGGTAAGAAAGTAACAACGATCATAAATGGAGGTAGGTACAAAGGGCTGTAAATACATACGAAAGATTTGTAGAACAGATGAGAAAAGCCGGAAGGTTTTATAATGCCCCAGTGCCTCTACTGGGAATTATGCTGGATTCCGGGAAGATCAGAATAGATACAGACACTCTGGATAAAGATGATTATCTGATAAACTGCAATCTGCGTCTGGATCCTTCAAAAAAAGTTTTTCTGCATATTTCAGAACCGGAATCGGAAGAGTATATGACAGATTCCTCTCACAATAAAACCCTAGAAGAATATAAAGCAAATATTCTCCGGGAAGGAGATAAAGTCCTGCTCCTGAAACTGGAAAAACATGAAAAATTCGTCCTGATCGCAAAGGTGGTGATTCCGACATGATGTTTCCTTTTGTTGATAATGAGGAAGAAGATGAGCAGGAAGAAAGCCTGTATATTCCCAGGGAATATGGGATTGATTTTGAAACGGGTCAGCTTTCGGGAAAAATCGTTGAGGGATACGATGCACTCCTTGTATGGGCATGGCTTGCACTGCAGACACCAAGATACCGGTATTATATATATTCTGAGAATTATGGACAGGAATACGAGGACCTGATTGGAAAGAGTTATTCGACAGAACTGACAGATTCTGAACTGGAACGCATGACGGAAGAATGTTTAACAGAAAATCCGTATATCACAGGGATTGAAAACTTTTCCTGCGTAAAGATCGAAGAAAAGGTAACTGTTACATTTTCACTTATTACAGAGCTTGGAGATGGGGAGGTGAGTATAGATGTTTGAAGATATGACATACGAAACGATTATGCGGACAATGATGGAAGATATGCCTGACGATATTGATACATCGGAAGGCAGCCTGATTTTTAATGCATGCGCTAAACAGGCAGTACGACTTGAAGAAGCCTATCTGTTTCTGGATGGGCTGGAACGAAATATGTATACGGATACAGCGGATCTGGATCATCTCATTCGAAATGGAAATGACAGGGGCTGCTATATTAACCAGGCAACCTATTCGGAATTCACTGCGCAGTTTAACTGTCCTGTCCCGGCAGGATCACGCTGGAATCTGGATGAATACAATTACACAGTATTCAATGTGATCAGCGAGGAAGAGCATACATATAGATTAGGATGCGACACTCCGGGTACCGATCCGAATGGTATTTTAGGAGATCTGGAGCCGATTGAATATGTAGATGGGTTCGAGTGGGGAAGAATCATCAAGTGTACTCTGAAAGGTACAGATCAGGAGGAAACGGAAACATATCGCGCAAGACTGCTGGCAACATATAATTACCGGGGCTTTGCCGGGAACCGCGAATATTACAAAAGTCGTATCAAAGAATTGAGCGGAATATATGGGTGCAAATTGGAACGCATATCTGCTCCTTCGGACAAGATCAGGATCACAGTGATTGGTCAGGATTACAGAGCACCTTCAGAAAGCATTATTACTGCAGCACAAACCGCTGTTGATCCTGTCGTAAATAGTGGAGAGGGAGACGGATTCGCCCCGATTGGACATCGCGTACAGGTAATTGCCGCTTCTGAAACCGCAGTAAACATTAGTACAACAATCACATACGATACGGGTTATAGTTATGATGGTCTTTCTTCGTATATAGATTCTGCGATTGAAGCCTATCTGCTTGAATTAAGGAAAAACTGGGAAAATACAGATACGATCGTTGTCAGAATATTACAGATAGAAGCTGCTATTGTGCAAATCGAAGGAATTATTGATGTGACAGACACGGTTATTAATGGCAGCGCGAAAAATCTGCAGTTGACAGATAAATCTGTTCCAGTTAAAGGAGTGATATCGTGCACGTAAAAGTCTGTTACCCGGATGCGGTACTTAATATCAGAGATATTAAAGCGATAATTGATGCAGGCGACAGGATCGGGGAAGCTTTGGAAAATGATTTAGACGAACTGGATGCGAACATTGACATTAAAAGCGCAAAAGAATCTGGAATCAGCAGGCGCGAGAAAATTTTAGGAATCAATCCTCTTGACACAACAGGCCTTGAGGACCGGCGTCTTGAAGTGCTTGCAAGATGGTATGATACACCGGTATATACAGAGACAACCCTTCGGAACAAACTGGATTCCATTATGGGAAAAGGAAAATATATTTTAAATATCAATCTGGAAGAAAAGATTGTCAGGTATGAAACTGAGCCGATTGAAAGACTTGCGCTCAATACAGTACATACACTGCTTGACCAAATGGTACCGCTTGACTATATGATTGCCATTCGGTTCAAATATAAGCAGAAAAATATGTTTTACATAGGAAATACAGTAAAAGAAACGAAGACAGTAAAACCGGCAGGCATCACAGTGAAGAATCCACTTGATAATATCTACTGGTATGCAAATGAAAAGATGGATACCCTGATTGATGAAAACGGGAATGTTCTGGAAATATAGGAGGAAACCAGATGGCAGATTCATATTTATCGCCGAGCCTTACAAGAAATGGAATTAATCTTCTTGTGAAGGCTATGGACGGAGGAAGCATAACTTTTACTAAAATCGCACTCGGCGACGGAGCGCAGTCAGATAAGAATACAGATGATCTGGCGAATAAGAAACTTGAGATAGGAATCTCGGAAGCTGAGACCCATGAAGGATATCTGGTACTCACAGGATATTGTAACAGCTCCGAGCTGAATGAGCCGTTTTATGGAAAAGAACTTGGAGTGTACGCACAGGATGCGGAAGGAAACGAATATTTGTATGCATACAGATACTCCGAGTCAGAAGTAGACTTCTTCCCGTCCAAAAGCTCAGGAAGAGTGATCGAGATCGTGTTCTCAGTTGTGGTGCAGGTGGGGGCAGCAGAGAATGTATCAGCTATCCTTATAGATAGTGATGCATTTGCTTCAAAAACGGAATTTAAGAGCCATTGCAATGCAGATAACCCACATAAGATAACATGCGCAACAATAGGTGCCAGTCAACGAACACATACGCATTCTGCAGATGATGTAAAAAGTGGAATACTCCCTGTTGCAAGAGGTGGGACAGGAGTTGATACGTATGCGAAACTTATAGAAAATATGAGCAAATCAGGAGCACTGGGAATCCCTGTTTTCGGAACTTACACAGGAGATGGAACTCAGGGACGCACGATCAGCCTTGGATTTACCCCTCACGCAGTCATTTTGTGCGATAACTATGGCAATATGCACGATGATATAAATGGCTACATAGGCGGTATAGCAATCGGCAGCCATGGATGCTGCAGCCAGAGAGGTTCAACATCAAGCGCAGAGTCGTATGATAATTACTATACAACTCTCATGATCGTGAACGATGGGTTCAAGGTAAATTATTATTCTGAAAACAAGGTATATTCAAACGCTAGCGGAAGGACATACCGCTACATTGCATTCAGATAAGGAGTGAAAACATGCCAATACAAAAAATTACAGAAACCGAAACCAGCTCATCCCCATCCCCGGACACCCACTTCCTCGTAACCCAGCCAGAGTCAAACGAAGCAGGGAAATTAGTCGAATCCCTCCGACGGATAGGAGCTGATGACATTGCAAATATGTTCAAGAAAAAGTTCGGGCTGGGAGATACGGCGAAGGAGATTGCTTCGCTAAAAGAAGATATAGATCATGTTAATGATGCTATTTTTTTAAAAGATGAAAATAAAAAGATAGAATGGGCGCCAAATCTAATGGCTAATGGTGAGACTTTACAAAAATATACAAATAATCAAACATCAAAGCCATTTCTACTTAAAAAAGGTGAAACTGTAAAAGTCAAGACAAAAGGAAATGGAAACTATTGGTTTAATGCTATATCAAGAGTACCGTCAATTGATTCAAAAATTGAAGAGCATTCAGTGCTATTGGAAAATTTAGTGTCGATTGATTCAAATCAATTAAAAGAATATACTTATACAGCAAATGAAACTATACCTCTTATTGCTTGCACGATGATGGATGAAACTTCCTCAATTACATTCTCAAATCTAAAAAAAGATTCGAAAATCGAAGACTTGTCAACTGCTGTTACTTTACTTAATGATAACTTAGAGACGTTAAATTCTGATATATATGAAAACGATAAAAAAATGGTCGAGTGGGTGAGCGGATTTGTATGTGCTTCTGTAATTAGAACATCCGATAAGGATAAAGTAACGAAACCATTTTTGCTCAAAACAGGCGAAACTGTAAAAGTTAAAACAAAAGGTGATGGTTCTTATATTTTTGATGCATTGGCAAGTGTTGAAAGCATAAATACGCCTATTGTAAACAATACGCCATGTACTAAGATTATTTCGATTACAAACAACAGCTTGAATGAGTACACATATACTGCTACACAGGATATCGTATTAGTTGCTTGTGTATTAGACGATGCTACATCCTCTATAATTTTTGAAAACGTATATAAACCAAACAAGATTAAAAAGATTGAGAATAACATTAAAATAATCCGTACAAATATCAATGATTTGGATAATAAAGTAATTGAGATAAGTGGAAATCTGTACGAGTCATCTGAAAAAGAAATTAAGTGGAATACTGGTTTTACAATAACCGATAGAATTATCCAATCAAATAAAGATAAGGTGACGAATCCGTTTTACCTTTATCAAGGCGAAACTGTAAAAGTTAAAACAAAAAGTGATGGTTCTTATATGTTTGCGTGGATTGGAGAAGTTGACTCAATAAATACTGTCATTGCCCCACAAGTGTCGATTGCAAACGGTCAGAATATTACAGATAACACTCTTACAGAATATACATACACCGCAACAGAAGATAAAATAATTGTTGTTTGTGTATTAGACGATGCCACATCCTCTATAATTTTTGAAAACATTAAAACAGAATTAAGAACTGACGTGATGCGTGAAGAAATTGATGATATTAAAACAAGAAACCTTGGCTCTTTGATTGGTAAATCTGTGATGTTTTTTGGTGATTCGCTAACTTCTGCATATAATCAAAATATTTATGGGTTTGCTAACATTATAGCTGATAGATATCATACAGAGTATGCTCTTTTTGTTTACGACAGTGCTGATGGAAATACGCAAGATATTCCATCAGCACATGCTAGATTTACAAATTATGCAAAGGACGGAACAACGAATAGGAATATCTCGGAAAGAAATGACTCAGTTTTGCAAAGAGTAAAGCGACACATCACTGCTGATACACTTGTTGATATAGTATTGATTGAATGCTGCGTGAACGATGTGGCTGAAACTAAGAGAAACAAGGGAACTATTAGCGCATCGTACACAGATTCATTCGATACAGATACCTCAATCGGCTCAATTGAAGAAACAATTCGCTACTTAACAACATTGGCAAAACCAATTAAAGTCGGATTTTATATTCCGTGGACTATAACATGGGCTGACGATAACTTTTTTGACGATTATCTTGCTGTTTTTAAAAAATGGGGGATTCCATGTCTTGACCTGCGGTATACCGCAGGATTTAACATGCATTATTGCCATGCACATCGTTTGCTATATTCCCTATCGGCTGATGCATATGAGTCATTCGATTCTACACAGACCTACAACTTGGATAATTTTGTCAAATACGGCGGGACAAATTATAAATGCCTTGCAGACGGTGTTAAAGGCGTTCTTCCGACAGATAAAACTAAATGGATGGAGGTTTCTTCCGAAGCATCTGACGGAACACATCTTAATGGTTTGGGGCATCAAATTGTAGCAAGCAAAATCCAAAATTTCATCGAAAGTCTATAATTAACTAAAGAGGGCAATTGCACGTGTTTCCTTGTTGGAAAAAGTCTTCTTTTATCGTATAATAATGGTGAAAGGAGATTTATGATGGAAAATAGTATTTGGTCGATAATTATTCCCTCACTGGTTACTATAATTGGATTTTTTATTAATTATAGATTGATTAAAAAAGAAAAACTGATGGATACATATGTTCAAAAGAATAAAGAACAACTGAAAAAATTAATTGAAATTCCGAAAGAAATTTTACTGTACATAAATTGTTATATGCTATTGTTAGAAAATAGAGAAATAGATAAAGAAAGGTTTGAAAAGGCGAAGGAGTCTATTTTAGACAGTATTCTTTGTTATGGATCCGAAGAAGCGGTGAAAATATTAGTATATTTTCAAAAAAGACTGTATCAAGGAATAGATGATCAGTTTAGCGTAAATTCTGTACAAATTATAGCACCTCTTGTACTTTTACTTATGCAGGTTAAGTATGATATAACAGATGTTAAGACATCACCTAAAGTATGGTATGTTAATTTTACTTCAGAGAAAATGTTGGAAACTGGTTTCTATAAAAAATCAGTTAAAGAAGTAAATAGAATAGTTGACACAATAGGTTTGGATGATTTCCTAAAAATTACTGATATTGAAATGCATTAAAAAAGCGGTAAACTATTGGATTATAAAAATATTGGAAATTGATTCTCCGGGTTGCATCATAATATACATGAAAGAAGGGAAGGATTAATGGATACATTTGAAATAGCTGGTGCTCTAACTGCATTGACAGCTTCACTTATATCAGCCTTGGTAGCGTTTGTAACCAAAAAAACTTATGATAAAGCTGATGAAGAAAAAGAATATGTAGAAATCAAGAAAGCAATTGACGGAATTGAAATTAAACATGTAGATAATGATAATGTTCTTGAGCTTATGCTGAGGAATGTGAGGGAATTAAAAGAATACTATGTAATAAGTAAAGATCAGGCTAGGAAGTCATTTTCGGCAGCACTTTTGATTTGCTTCTTAGGTTTCTTTATATATATGTTTGGCATAGCAGCAGTAGTTTTCTTCAAAAGGGATATTTCAGTAATATCCATTATTGGAGGAACTGTTGTGGAAATAATTGCAGGATTATTTTTCTGGCTGTATAAAGAAGCCATAAATCAACTCAGCATTTATCACCAAAGATTGGGATCAACGGAAAAATATTTAACGGTAATACAGATTATCAAAGAAATGCCAGAAGAAAAAAGAACTGAGTCATTTCAGAATTTGATTGATGCAATTCTAAATGATAATCGGGAGATTATTTCTCACGAAAAGTAAAAATATCGGTGATGTTGGTAGAATATACTGACATTGCCGATATTTTTTATTGCAAAGGAAAGAAGGTATATTTACTTATCTGATTGGGTTTGCAGAGACAGTCATTAAAAATGCTTCAGTTATAAATAGCATCGTCCCTATGGATATTTCGGCTGGATTTGATGCTTCTAGTGGCTTCTAGAGATGGACAGGATCATTTCTTGGTTAATGCTATTATTTGGACGACCAAAATCAGCAACGCAATTAATGTATCAACTGACACGCACCATCACTCCTTATGAAATATTTCCTAGGGTTGATGCTATTCTTATATAATACAGTATTTTGAACATAAAATCTACTAAATTTAGATATTTCAGAAAAAGAAGGTGAACATTGTGCGCTTTATTAAAGAAATTAATATATACGCCAAACAGGGCACCCTGAAAAGATTCAAAGCGCTTATGCACCGTCAAGAAACAAGATGTGGATTTTCAAAATGGTGAGGTAATTGTTTTAGGAAAAGGAAATAAGCATAGAAAAGTATATCTAAATGCTCGCAGCAAACTTCTTTTAGGACAGTACCTTGCATCCAGAAATGATGATTCGGAATATCTTTTTGTAAGTGAAAGAAAAACCCACAACGTATTAAAAAAAGAAGCGATTGAAAGAATCATTCGATTGATAGGGGAACGCGCCGAACTGGATAGACCATTGACACCACATCTATTTCGACACACCCTTGCGACACATCTTCTGCAGAGAGGTACGCCAATCACCGAAGTACAAAAGATTTTGGGGCATGTCAATATAAATACAACAACAATATACGCCAAAGTAGCGGATGAGGATGTGAAAACATCACACATGAAATATGCGATTTAAAAAGCAGAGAGAGCAGAAATGCTCTCTTTTTGTTTAGGAGAAATTTATGCGAAGAATCAGAGCGGAGCCGAGAGGCTTCTTTTATTTTATCTAAAATTGCGCCGGCCCAATTGCCAGAAAGGAAAAAGAGATGGAAACAATCATTTCAGCCTGCATCAGTGCAGCGGTTACATTAATTGTATGTGTGATCAGCAATAATGCACAGCAGGAAAAGACGCGAACTCTTATGGAGTACAAGCTGGAAGAGTTGACCAAAAGAGTAAATGAACACAATAACCTTATCAAAAGAACTTATGCTCTGGAAGAAAAAATGAGTGTACATGAGGAACAGATTAAGGTTGCGAATCATAGAATAGAAGACCTGGAAAGAAAAGGAGAATGATTAT